CGCACCCGACAGCCTGGGCAGAGGCGTGCGAATCTCTCGGCGCGTTCCGCGCCGCCTGCCTGGTGCTGATCGTCGCCCAGCTCCACGAGGACGAGACGCGACGCGGTGAGATTCGCATCAAGAACCCCGGCGGCTACTTCCGGCAGCTTGTGCGCCTGTGCGCCGAGGGTCGCTACGGGATCGAGGCTGAACTGATGGCGATGCGTCGCCGCAAGATGACCTAGGAGGATCACTGTGTCGGAAAAAGGCGAAGTCGATATTCTGAACATGCCGCGGGACTATGAGATGGAATTCAACTTCACGGAGTTGAACATCATCACCGTGGAAATGAAGAAGCGCGCCGAAAAACTGCGTCGGAAGGCGAAGCTCGATGAGCTTGCTGGGAACACGGAGAGCGCGAAGAAGCGGCTTCGCTTTGCTCGCTATGCCCAGCACGTCTCAGACCGCGTCTTCGAGGTTCTGAATGCGGATATGGAAGCTCGAGGCATGATGGGTTTTCCGAAGCCCGACAAGCACTAGAGAGGATCACGCCGTGAAAGACGAAATTGCGGGCCCGAAGCTGAGGGCGGAACTCGATCGCATTCACCTGCGCCAGAATGCACAGGAATTGGCAATCAGTATGATCGGCAAGTTTGTCGCGGCCGACGACAAACGTTTCGTGCCGTGGGTTCGTGAGAACGTTGAGGCGCTGAGGAATAATCTTGAAAGTATGCCTGAAGAGGCCGCGACGACGAAAAAGCGAATGCTCGAAGCCTACGAGCATATCCTTCAAATGTTGACGCCACCGACCTAGTTGCTCGGCCAATAAAAAGGGCGGCCCAGGAGGAGCCGCCCTTGCACACACAGAAAGGAAAGCCGATCCAGTCGGTCCCACCCGAGTGTCTTACGGGTGGGCGCCTGGTAAGTCAACGGTGACTTATGCCGCGACGCGCAAGGCCTCGTCCTTGTCATCCCTCCAGCGGACGAAGCGCGGATGGCGCAGCGAGCCGTCGGGCGTAACCTCGTGGTATTCGACCTCGCACAGCCGGCCGAGCGCCCGGCCCGGGACAGCCTCGAGGATCGCATTGGCCTCGGCCAGGGCGTCGTCGTGCCGGCAGTCCGCCTCGAACTGCTCGCGCTGCGCGTCCGAGAAGCCGCCGCCGACCCGCACCTCGACCCCGTTGTGATCGACGATGAAGCCGCCGAACTTGCCTTCGAGCTTCGTGCCGACCTTGCCCTCGAACCAGCCGGTGACGCGCAGGTCGGCCGTCTCCTCGGCCTTCATCTTGAGCCAGAGGAAGCCCTTCTTCTTCACGTAGTGACCGTCCCAGGGCTTCACCATCGCGCCCTCGAGGCCGTTGGCCCGGTGCTCGGCGTAGATCGCCTGGATCTTCTCGTGCGAGTTCGCCTCGCGCAGGTCGGTGAGCTGGACCGGGGCGCCCTCGGGCGCACAGCCGACCACGAACGCCAGCACCCTGCGCCGGACCTTGAGCGGGACCTTCCACTCGATCTGCCCGGTGTCGCGCATGAAGGCGTAGGGCACGATGTCGAAGACGTGGAGGATCGTGTCGGTGGCCTCCTCACCCTTCCGGCGCAGGTCGCCCGAGGTGGTCTTGTAGGAGCCGGACACAGCCTCGCCGTCGATCGCGGCCGACGGGCCGGCGTCGCCGCCCAGCAGGTCCCAGATGAAGCGGCGCACCTTCTCCGACATGCCCGGGCAGCTCTCGGCGTTCTGCACCCTGGCCCGGGCGTTATCGACCATCTGCGCCAGGAACGGGCCGGCCCAGTCGAGCTGCGGGAAGTGGTTGCCCACGCGCGAGAACGCCTTCGACACCCCACCCGAGATCAGGCTCATGCCGCGGAACCCATCGAGCTTGGGCTCGACCGCGACCGGAAAGACCTTGATGCGCTTCTCCTCGTAGGCCTTGGAGAGCATCAGGTCGAAGGTCGGCACCGTGTTCGGCAGGACCAGGTTGATCGTCTTCTCGGAGATCCCGCAGCGCAGGTCCTTGCGCAGGATCAGCCAGAGCAGCTTCGAGGCGAACGGGTCGAGCCATGTGAGCATCTGCTCGACCTCCTCCTTGGCCGCGTTGCCGGTCAGCGAGCGCTTCGCCAGCCGGTCGAGGAGCGACCAGACCTCGGGCGTGTCCGTCGTGAAGACGGCCTTGCCGAAGGTCTTCACCTGGGGCGGCGTGATGCCGAAGGTGATGAAGGGGTCGTAGGCGAGCCGGACGACCCGCTGCACGAGCGGATCGTCGATGTGCTTGCGCAGCAGGTCCTCCTTCGCGTTGCGCGAGCTGGTGGCCGCGATCTCGTCGAGGAGAGTGATGACGTCGTAGGAGTTCACGCGGCTGCCTTTGCTGCTGCGGCCTGCTTGGCGCGGGCCATTTCGAGGAGGGACATGCCCTTGCCGGCCGGGGCCGGTGCGGGCTTCGGAGCGGGTGCGGGCGAGGGCTTCGGCTTTGCCGCGGCTGCTGGAGCCGGTCCCTCGCCCTGTCCTGCCTCTTCGCGCGGGCGCACTGATCCAGCGCTACTCGGGGCAGGCGTCTCGGAGGCCTTCGCGACCGCGCGGGTGACGGCGGCCGACAGGTCGCCCGACATCGCGGCGGCGACGAGCGCCTTATCGGCGGCCGGCTTGGCGTCCTCGCGCTGCACGGAGGCGAGCTTCACCGCCGGCGCCTTCCGGCCGGGGCGCGCCTTCGCGCCGGAGCTCGCCGCCTCGTTCGCGGCCCGGATCGCTGCCAGCTCGTCGCCCTCGACCCCGTAGCGGGTCACGGCGTCGTCGCGCACCAGGATCGGGTGGACCTGGTCGAGGATCTCGCCCTTGAGCGGGATCACCTTCGGCTCAGCCGACCAGTAGAGGTCCTCGCCGGTGCGCTGGATCTGACGGTTGATCCAGTAGGTCGGGCACTTCGAGGACATCATGCAGGCCTGGCAGCCGCGTCGCTCCTCGGGCTTGCGCCCCTTCGCGACCTGCTGTTCGAGCTCCAGGCAGTCGGCGAGGCGCGTCTCGGACCCGAAGACCGGGCAGACGATCAGGGCTTCGTTCTTCGGCGAGTAGGTCTTGATGAGCGTCATCTACCACATCCCCCAGTTCTCGTTCTGCGCGACTTCCTCGGCGACTGTCGGCTTTGCTGGCTCCACGAAGTCGGTGAAGGTGTGCTTGGGCTGGTAGCCCTTGCGCACGACCTTGCCGTTCGCGTCGAACTGCGGCGGCGGCTCCGGGTCCTTGACGTTCGAGGTGTCGGCGCCGGGCGCGATGTGTTCGAGGTTCGCGACCCCGAGCTTGTGCAGGTAGATGTGCCCGAGCTTCTTGCGGAACTCGGCCTCGTCCTTGCACTCGACGATGGTGTCGCGGGCCGGATCGTGCTCGTAGCCGTTCCGCTTCTTGTCGCGGTCCTTGGCGTCGAACATCCCGACCGCCTGGTAGGCGTCGTCGTAGGTCTGGACGGACATCTGACCTTCGGTGTTGCGCTTGCCCCAGCGCTGGATGAGGACAGCCTTGCCCTCCCCGTTGGTGATGAGGACCTGGTGGTATTCCTTGGTCCCTTGCCGATGGAGCATCGACTTCTTGCGCAGGGCGATCGGGTAGACCGGCATGGCTCCTCTCTGTGCTGTGTGCGTGTGTCTCTCTCGCTCGCTGACTATAGCGAGCGCGCGTCGGTTTTGCGTGTCACCGCTGACTTACCTGTCAGGCAGCGTGCGGTGCCTTCGCGCGGCGCTGCGCCGTGTAGGGGTTGCGCAGGCGCCACTCGACCGCGAGCCGCGGGCTGTATTCCTGGGCCTGCCAGATCGCGCGGCGCACCACCTCGGGCTTGGCCTCGTTCGGGTCCTGGTCGAGCGGCAGCAGGGCGATGCGCACCTTCAGCCCGATCTTGCGGATGCTCTCGGCGGCCTTCACGGCGGCGGCCAGCGCGTCGGGCGTTCCGTCCCAGCAGATGATGACCTCCTGGAGCCCGTAGCGCTTGAGCACGAGGAGCTGGCCGAGCTGGTCGCGGCCCTCGAGGTCGCCGGTGGACAGGTGCTTGCCGAACGAGCCGACCGGGACGATGTCGCGCAGGTCGCTCTCGCCGTCGACCGCGATCTTGAGCGAGAACACGTCGAAGGCGCCCTCCCCCATCACGATGCGCCGGGCGCGCACGGCGTTGTGGCCGTTGTAGAGGAAGCGGCCGGTGCCGGGCAGCGCGGGCGGGAACAGGTATTTCGCGTCCTGGTCCCCGATGATGTCGCGGCCCTGGAAGGTCACGAGCTGGCCGTCGAGGTCGTAGACCGGGATCAGCAGGCGCCGCTCCCACTTCTGGCCGCCCCGCGAGCCGTCGTCTTTGGTCCAGTTCCACCAGCCGGAGTCGCAGTAGCGCAGCCGGAAGTAGGCTGCGAGCTCCGAGCCGATGCCGCGACCCTCGAGGTATTTGAGGTTCTGGCCGTCAGCGGTCGGCAGCGCGAAGCTGTCGGGGAGCTTGATCTCGTCGGGCACCTCGACCGCGGCCGTCACGGTGCGCTTCGGCCGCCAGCCTTGCTCGATGCAGGCCTGTTTGACGTGCTTGAGGGTCTCGCCCCACTTCTTCGCGTCCTTGTCGCCGTGCAGGTAGGCGTTGATGAAGGACAGCTTGGAGAAGCGGGTCTCGCACACGAAGCAGTTGCCGGTGCCGGTCTCCGCGTTGAGGTAGACCCGGTAGCGGCTGTCCCGGCAGTGGTCCTGCGGGCAGTCGCGGACGTTGATCTGCATGCCCGAGGAGCCGCGCGTGGGGCCCTTGTAGGCCAGGCCCTCGCGGTCGAACCACTGCTCCAGGTCGAGCTCCTCGGAGAGCTCCTTGATGTCGCTCATGCGGACCGCCTGATGATGCGCCGGAGCCGGCTGTTGACCGCGCTCTCGATGTTGCAGGCATCGGAGATGTTGCCCTCGACCCAGGACACCGCCCGGTTGCCGATCGCGTCGATCGGCTCGTCGACCTCGACCATGAGGACCTGCACGGGGCGCGGTGGCGAGAACCACCGGCGCTGCGTGTAGCGGGTCACGAACCTGAAACGTCCCGTCCTCATGCCGCCTTCCTCACCTCGTTGTCGTCGGTCAGCTCGTGGGCCTCGCAGCGCGGGTCCATGAGCACCTCGACCGCGTAGCGGCCGGCGATGCGCTGGGGCGCGAGGATCTCGATCACGTAGTCGAAGGCGTCCCAGCTCTCCGGGTCAGCCTCGACGTTCGCCTGGATCAGCATCTCGGCCACGTCCGTGCCCCGCACGAACTCGGGCAGATCGACCTCGGCCTCGCTCTCGTAGGGCTCGGGCGGCTGGTAGGCCGGGTTCATCTTGATCTTCTGGCGCGGGCACTCGCGCCAGAGCACAACCAGCCTTGCCATTACTTCGTGACCCCGAGGATCTTGTTGATGAACTTCATTCGCGCCCGATCCTGCTGAACCCTGAAGACGACGCCTTCCTGGCCGTTACGATGTGCAACAAATTCGATGCGGGCTTCCGAGACCTGCTTCTCTTCTGCTGTGGCGGATATTGCGAGAACGACGTCGGCGATACGGATTTTATTGAAATCTTCTGCCACGTCGGTCGCCTTGACGCTCGTAGACTTGGCGCCCTCGCGGTTTGTCTGGGTGGCCGTGAGCACCGCGGCGTTCTCGCTGAAGGCGATGGCGCGCAGGTCGACCCAGATCGACTTGCTCTCCTGGATCGGATTGTCGTTGCGGTGCTCCGCGGCCATGATGTCCGCGTAGTCGACGATGATGAGGTCGAAGATGATCCCGCGGGCGCGGTAGCGCTCGATGAGGCGCCGGAGCTGGCTGCCCTTCATCGTCCCGGTCGGGAACTCGTGGATGATGAACTTGCCGGCCGTCTTGGCGACCTTCCGGACCGCCTCGTCGACCTTGTAGGGGTTGTCGTTGAGCCCCTTCATCAGGGTGTCCGACACGTTCGCGTCGAGACGATCCGCGATGATCCGACCGGCGACCTCGAGGGAGACGTAGAGGACGTTGTAGCCGGCGAAGCTCGCGAACTTGCCGAAGTCGGCCAAGCCCATCGACTTGCCGCCCTTGGCCGGCGCCATCAGCGCCGACAGCTCCTTGCGGCCCCAGCCGGAGTGGTAGAGCTCCTTGTCGAGCTCCGGGATGCCGGTCGTGATCCCGTCGGGCTTGTAGAGCCCGGCCGCGATCATCTTGCGCCGCTCGGTGCGCTCCTCGATGTGGTTGTAGTAGTCGATGCCGCCGGCGTCCTCGGCGACGCCCACGAGCTTCGCCTGCTCGATGCGCTGGAAGGCCTTCGCGTAGTCGCCCCGGTCCATGTCCGAGACCGACGCGAGGATCGCCTCCTCGAGCGCCCGGTGCTTGGCGAAGGTCGAGACCTCGTCGATCACGAAATCCCGGTCCGAGATGTCGGACGAGAGGATCTCCTTGATCTTGTCGCGCACGTCCGCGACCATGTCCTTGCGGATGATCTTGGACGCGATCGCGTTCTTGGTCAGCGCGACGAGCGTGACCTTGTCGGGCAGCATCTTATACTTGGCGAAGTATTCCGTGGTCAGCTTGACCAGGACGGCTTCGGCCTCGTTGACGAAGTAGAGGGGCTGGATCAGCCCGTCACAGCGCTGCGCGAACACCGGGTCGCGCACCTGGAGCGCGGCGACCTTGGTCTGAAAGTCGGCGTCGAACTGGAAGGCGGCCGGGTTCGCGACCGGCGTGGCATCGTCCTCCTCGACCGTGACGTGCGCGGTCATCGGCTCAGCCCTCGTGGATCTCGTAGCCCAGCAGGTTGCCCTTGCAATAAGTCAGTGCTGACTGACCATTGCCCGCGAGCTTGATTGTGAACTGGTCCGCGGCGATGAGCTTGCCGGTGCGGTTGCCGCCGCCGGCGAACATCACGGTGATCTGCCGGCCGATGCCGGCCTTCAGGTCGTCCTGGTGGCTCCAGGCGCGGGGCTTCATCGGCTGGCGCGGAGCGCTCGGGCCGCGACGCTCGATCACGGGGCGGGTCTGGGGCTTCATCGTGTCTCTCTTCTGTTGCGTCACGCTTTCTATAGCGAGCGCATGTCGGGATTTCTCAGCGAACGTCGTCGATCCTGCTCATCACCAGATCGCCCCAGCGCGCCCGGGCCTTGGCCTCGGGGAGGACCTGCTCGTCGTAGATCAGGCCCTTGAGGGTGTAGATGATGTTGGACCGCTTCGAGACCTGCTCCAGGAGCCACTCGTGGTGCGCGTCCTGGATCGGCGAACCCTGGTAGCGCTCGTTCTTGAACCGCTCGTCCTTGGCGACGTAGAGGATGCCCTCCTGCCGGTCCTTCCAGGTGTCCGAGACGGCCGTGAGCAGGTCGAAGTTGTAGAGGTGCGTCGGGCGCGGGAGGTATTCCTTCCGGCACTTGCGCAGCGACCAGTGCATCGCGATGCCGATATAGAGGTCGTAGGGCATGCACAGCCCGTCGGCCATCTGCCGGGCCTTCCACAGGCCGGCCCGGTCGGTGTTGCGCTTGCCCAGATCGAAGGGGTCCTCGGCCTTGACCCCCTTCACGTATTCGGCCCGGTCCCGGTCGAAGGTCGTGGCATACATCTGCTTGTAGACGCGCCGATAGGCGTCGGTGAACAGGTAGGTGGCCTGGACCGGGTGCATGAAGCGGTAGTCGAACCACTTCGAGGTCATCAGCCAGCGCTCCGGCTCGGTCCAGTCGCCCGGCAGCGCGTGCATGATGTCGTGGCAAGCCTCGAGGGGCAGATCGACCCCGAAGATCGTCTCTGCCCCCTCCCCTGCTGCCTCTGTGTGTGCGTCGTGCATCCTAGACCCTGAGCGTCAGCCTGAGCCCCACGTCGTCGGGCTCGTCGTTGTCGTTGCTGTTGACGCTATAGCGCTCGTCGCTCGGGTCTTCTGACACCCGACGCGCTAGCCAGCCCTTGTGATGCCGGCGCTCGCCGCGCACGACGGCCGAGAGGTGGCCCTGCGAGAGGCCGTTCTCCCGGCAGAAAGCCTTGAGGTTCGTGACCAGGCGCTCCTGGCCGTTTGGGGCAACCACAACGTAGGTCCGCGACAGCGAAGCTGCGATGGCTGCCAAGTGCTCGGGTGAGCGCTTCAAGGCCGACTGACGCATCCGCTCGATTGTCTCCGCGGCATGGACGCGTCCCTTCATCGTCGCCGTGCGCCGGGCAACAAACGCCGGATCATGCTTGATCCCGCGGCAGGCCGCCCAAGCCTTCTCCATCGTCTCACGGCTTGGCCGCCTGCCCTTCTGAGCCTCACGCATCTTGGCGATGGACTCCGGGCGGTGCTTAACGCCGAGGTTTGAGGCCGCGTCCCGGCGCCGGTTGTAGAGGCCCTTGTGCCAGAGGCGGTCGATCCACTCCTGCTCGACCTCGATCAGACGCTCGGGCTCCACGAGCTCGAGGACGAAGAAGCCGAAGGCGCCCTCGCCGTGCTTGGCCCAGGCGCGCTGGAGGTAGGAGTTCTGATGCGTGCCGCGCGCCAGGTAGGCGCGATGCACGGACCAGCGTCGTGTGATGTGGACGGCACTCCCGATGTAATGCCGCCCGCTCTCGTGGTGAATGATGGCGTATATGCCACTAAGCCTTGGCATCAGACTGAAGAACCCTCCGCAGACCTTCAGTATAGGACGGGTCGTTTTCGTTGTCGGCTGCTGCCTCATCCGCAAATGGGGTCTCGTATGCTTCAAGAACATCCATGACGAACCCGGAGCGCACCACGTCCTCGCGGCCGAAGCGCACGATGCCGACGCCGCGCACGCTCGCGAGCCGGCCGACGGCGTCCATGAGCCCCGACGGGCCCGGGATGTCCTTCTGGGCCGGGTCGCCGTTGACGACCACGCGGGCGTTCTCGCCGATGCGGGTGAGGAACATCTTCATCTGGCCGGGCGTGGTGTTCTGCGCCTCGTCGAGCAGCACGTCGGCGTTCTTGAGGGTGGAGCCGCGCAGCAGCGCCAGCGGGCGCGCCTCGATCCGCCCTTCCTTGATGAGGTATTCCGTGAAGCCCTTGCCGAGCACGTCCTCGAACGCCTCGCGCACCGGCCGGAAGTAGGGCTCGAACTTCTCGTCCAGCTCGCCGGGCAGGAAGCCGAGGCTCTCGCCGGCCTCGACCGCGGGCCGGGTGATGACGACCTTGTCGACCTCGCCGTCGCGCAGGCGCTCGGCCATGCGGGCTGCCGCGAACCAGGTCTTGCCGGTGCCGGCCGAGCCGAGGGCGAACGTGCAGGTGTTGGACGCCATCGAGACGTCGAAGCGGCCCTGGGCGGCGTTGAGCGGCTTCACGGGGGCCTGCCGGGGCTTGGCAGGCGCCTGCGGGCGGCGCTGGTCTTCGATGACGAGCTGGAGGAGAGGTCCGTGCTGAGCGCGCTTCCCCTGGGCCTTGCGGTCCCGGCGCTGCTTACGGGCGATCGCCTTCTCGGCGGAGTTGGTCGCGGTGCTCATGTCGACTCCGAAGTCGGTATGGGGAAAGTGCGAGCGTGCGTGCTCTGATAAGTAAGCACTGACTTAACAGAGCGCGCAAGCGATCAATCTGCGACCAGAACGATCTCCTGGGTTGATGTCAGACCGATAGTGTGCCCGGCCGGCACCCGCAGCTCGTCGAGGAAACGATGCACGATCAGGAACGAGCCGTCGCTGGCGGCGGCGTAGTTCCGGCACACCAGCCAGACCGGCCAGTCCTTCGTGGGCTGGCCCTGGTAGGTGAAGCGGTCGAGGATCACGCGGCCGCCCTCCCCTCACCCCGCAGCATGTCGAGGTAGCGCACGCCCTCGCGGACGTCGTCGAAGAAGATCGTGCGGCCGGACGCCGGGTCGTGAATGGTCACGGGCGTCAGGAACGGCACGTTCGGCCGGAAATGCTCGCGCCGGGCGTAGCCGTCGATCTGCTTGTAGGCGCCGAGCTGGATGCCGTGGACCACGCGCGAGCGGCCGAGCCACTGCTTCTCCAGGCTCGCGTGCCCGGCCTGGTGGATGTGACCGCCCCAGATCACGTCCTCGCCCTGCCAGCGCTCGAGGATGTGGACCATGATGGCGTGCATCGAGTTGAAGCGGCTGTTGCCCTTATACTTGTGCCGCGCGAGGTGGGTGAACGTGGCGCCGCCCGGAGAGGTGAGCCGGACCCGGACCTCGTCGGTATCGTAGACGGCGCCGAGGCCGTAGCCCGCGAACAGGCGCTTCATGAGGTCGACGCCGCCGGCCTCGGTCGACCAGTCCATGTGGTTGCCGGAGATCGCCGCGATCAGCTTCGGGGCCAGGATGGCGACGTAGTGCTCGAGGAGGCGCCAGGCGTCCGAGTGGCTCATCACGTCCTTGCGCCGCTCCCGCTCCAGGCGCCCGACGATGAAGTTGTCGATCCAGTCGCCGATGCCGACGGCGAAGAGGTGCGGGTGATCGGCGATCAGGTGCGCGTCGTCGAAGGCCGCGGCCAGGTTCGTGCCGATGTTGTTGAGGTGGTGATCCGGCAGGCCGACCACGCCGTAGGGGCCGGGGAACTTCACCGACACGTCGATGATCGCCTTGGCCTCGTGGTGCTGGGCGTAGCGGGCGTTGTGCTCGGTGGCGCGCTTGATGAGGTCCTCGATCGGCTCCTCGTAGGCCGGAAGCTGCGTCTCGATGGTCCGGGAGGTGCCGTCGGCGACCGGGGCCGGGGTCTTGCGGCTCGTGAGCTCCGGGACCGCCTCCCCTTCCCCGCGCCGGCGCCGATACATCGTCGCGTAGTTGCGCACCGTCTGGTAGCCGACCCCGAGTTCCGCCGCGACCGCTGCGAGATCCGGGAAGCGGGCGGTGTCGTTGTAGACCTCCGCGAAGCGCTCGGGCGTGAACTTGGGGGCTGCCATGATGGGTCCTTTCTGTCGTGTCAGTGGTGACTTACTGTGTGGGTCAGAGCTTCGCCGCCTCGTTGAAGAGGACCTGCGTCTGGATGTCGTCGAGCCCGAGCTCCAAAGCGATCGCCTGGACGTAGGGGTTGTCGATGTCCCACCAGGTCGCGCGCTGATAGAACAAGCGCACCGGCGGATAGGGGTGGTTCCTCACGATGGCCTCGACCTGGTCGAGCAGCGAGCGCTTGTAGAGAGCGGTCGTGGCCTGGGCCGGCGACACGCGGGTGACGCGCGGCGGCGGGATTGGGTTGAAGGCCGCGTTCGGCAGGTCGAGGAGCTTCTGCTCGAACAGCTTGTGCGGGGCCGGATCCTTCGGGTCGACGCCGAGGATTTCGATCACCCGGTTCTTGACCGGGTTTACCAGCGACACGTCGCGCACGACGGCCATGACGACTTCGCCAGCGGGGATCGGCAGCACCGTGGCGATTACCGAGCTCTTGGCCGCGGTATCGAGCGTCTTGCGGTAGTCATACCAGTCCACGCCGTCCGAGACGCGCCTGGCGAAGTCGGCCACGTATCCCATGGCCGCCACCGCCTGAAAATCAGGCGGCAGCACCTCGGGCGTGTAGCGTTCCCAGTATCCGTGGTCGATGATCTGGTAGGTCATGTGTGAGAACTCGGGTTCTGTGAGGATTAGCCGTAGTAGGTGTTGATCCAGCCCTGGTTCGGCACGAGGATCTGGAGCGTGCGGAAGCGGCGGCCTGTGAGGTTCCAGGTGCCGTAGCTGTTGTCGGCCTTGCCGCCCGTGACCGCCGCGCCGCTGTAGGGCTCGGAGTAGCCGGCGTTGCCGTTCCAGGAGATGTCGAGGTCGCCCGCGTAGGCCCAGCGCACGGCGTTGACGACGCCGTTCTTGCGGTCATCGGCGTAGGCGGCCGCCCGGTTCTCGATGCGGGTGTTGATGTCGCCGAGCTGGGCGCACCAGATCGAGCCGTCCGACCGGATCGCGAAGCGCGTGCCGTTGCCGACGTAGTCGAAGTAGATCGAGTTGTCCGACGAGTTGTGCTTGAGACGGTAGGTGTAGTCGCTGTGGCCGTAGGGGGCATGGCAGAAGTCGATGTAGGGGAACCCGTTGGCGTCACGGTTGGTGAGCTGGAGCTGCGGATAGTTGTAGTCGATATACAGCGGCCCAGTCATCGTGTCGCCAGTCTTGGCGACGCGATCGCCGGCATAGGCGCTCGCACGAGCGTTCACATAGTCACTCAGGTAGCCATACATCGACGACCACACGTTGCCGTTGTCGTAGACGCGGAACTTCCAAGTGCCGTCGCTGCCGAGGAAGCCGATGCTACTCGAGTTGTTGTGGATGTAGCGCATACCCTCGTCAGTATCGCTCATCTCGATGATGGACGAGGTCTGACCTACACCGACCGTGATCTTGCCGGTCGTTGTGATGTTGCCCGTGAAGTCTGCGCCCGTCAGGTTAGCCTTGGTCCCAGGGTTGAAGTTCTTCTCGGTCCAGAACTTGTAGCGCACTGCACCGTCGGACCAGCCGCCGCGCACGAACTCGTTGTCGGTGTCGAGGCCGAACCAAACCGCATGGGCGCTCGGGCGGTGGAAGGTCATGCCCGCGCCTGCCGTGCCGTCAGCCGCGGCCGCGCGCACCATCAGCGCGTTGCCGCTGCCCACGCGCGAGGCGAACGTGCCGCCGCTGTTGTCCACGAAGACGGTCTCATTGGTCACGGTGCCGCCCGTGGCGAGCCCGAGCTTGGTCGCCGGGTCGAAGTTGCCCGGGTGCCAGACGTCCACACCATTCACGCGCGGCGCCGCCTTCGTGTCCCAGCGGCCGGCCCGGGCGTCGTAGAAGCCCTGGACGGATCCGTCATAGGTCTCGATCACCATGCCGTTGTGCAGGTGCAGGCGGATGTTCGCGTCGCTGTAGGACGCGCCATCAAGGGCGCCCGCCTTGAAGAAGTTGCTACCCGCGCCGCTAGCCAGGTTGAGGTTCCCGGACGTGGTGATGCCCGGGGCGGCGATAGCGCCCGTGAAGGTCTGACCCGCGACATTGGCCTTGCTCGCCGGGTCGAAGGTGCCGGCGTGCCAGACAGTGTTGCCGAGGATGGTCGGAGCGGCGCCGTTGAAGTTGTAGTGCGCGCCGTTCTCGGCCTGGATGTCGATCGTGGTCCCGTCGCCGTTGCCGATGTAGCCCTGGCGCGTGCCGTTTGCGCCCTTGAACTCCATGTAGCCGGTGCGGGCAACCGAGCCTGAGACGAGCGAGACGGAACCGTAGGTCGAGTCACCGCGCACTGCGATGGCGCCCGTGAAGGTGCCGCCGGCGAGGTTGATCTTGGTCGCCGGGTCGAAGTTGCCCGAGGTCCAGATCGTGCCGCCGGTGCCGCTCTTGAGCACCCAATCCTGGTTTGCGCCATCAGAGGGACGGTAGGCGCGAAACAGCCAGTCGTTGCCGCCGCCGACGTTGGTCGAGGAGAAGATCGCCTTGCGCCGATAGCTCGTGGTCGGTGCAGCGTAGCTCTCGATGTAGACGACGGCGTCGCTGTTCGACTGGGCCGTGATCGCATTGCCCGTCACGGTCCCGGACGCGGTCACGTTGCCCGAGACGTTGCCGCCGGCCTTGTCGAACTTGGTCGCGTCGGCCGCGGCGAAGTCGGCGCGGATCTGGGTATCGGCAGCCGCGAACTCACCGCGCACGGCGGTGTCGGCGTCACCCCGGGCCTTGACCTCGGCCGCATCGGCTGCGGCAAAGTCGGTGCGGATCAGGGTGTCGGCGTCAGCGCGCGCCTTGGCCTCGGCCGCGTCGGCTGCGGCAAAGTCGGTGCGGATCGCGGTGTCGGCATCACCCCGGGCCTTGGCCTCGGCGGCGTCGGCCGCTGTGAAATCCGTGCGCAGCTTGGCGTCGGCGCCCGTGAGCGCGTCGATGGTGTCCTGCAGGCCGCTGACGTCCGCGATCGCGATGGCGAGCGCCGCCTTCAGGCCGGTCGCGGTGATCGCGCCCTTGAGGCCGGCGACCGAGAGCACCGCGTCGGTCGGGGTGAGAAGCTCCTTCCAGTTGTCGAGCGTCGCCGCCGGCTCGGCCTTCAGGACGAAGCACTTGTTGAGGTCGGAGCGGATCGCGATGTCGCCGCGCTGCGCGTCGAGGGCGAGCATCTCGGTCTCGCTCGCCACCGGGTAGCTGTCGGTGATCGCCACCGCCGGGATCGTCGAGACCTCGAGCTTGCCGCCGGCGCCGAGGACCGGGACCTGGCCGGCGCCCGCGCCGAGCTGGGAGCTCAGCACGCGGCGATCCACGTCGGTCTGGAGCGCGGCGAGCTTGTCGCCGACCGAGCCGTCGAGGGTGCCCAGCGCGGCGCTGAGCTCGTCCTTGGTGGCGCGGGTCTCGACATTCACCTCGAGGTCGCTGATCGACTGGGCGACCGAGCCGTTGATCTGGTCGGAGAGCGCGGCCAGGTCGCTCGCCGCCTTGTCGGAGATCGCCTGGAGCTCGCCCGGCAGCTCGGCGATGTCACCCGTGACCAGGACGGTGCGCAGATAGGCCAGGATGTCGGCCACGCTGATGCGCACGTCGCCGCCATTCTGGACGGCCGCCCAGAAGTCCTCGGAGCCCAGCGGGACTGCCGGGTTCTCACCACTCGCCTTGCGGTATGCCACGGTCCTCGGTCCTTTTCTGAGATCAGTTCACGTCGCGTTCGGTCTGCCGGACGTCGCCGGCTTCGTTGGTGCGCACGTTGTCGTCCTCGGTGCGCCGGTAGGTGAGGAGCGGCTCCATCTGGGCGATCGCGATGGCGTGGCCCGAGGCCATGCCGGCGAACTGCTTGAGGAGCGCCAGATGCCCACTCGCCGAGCCGACACCGTCGATGGTCGGGCCGCTGAGCACCTTCGCGGTGCGCAGAGCGGCCAGGAAGCTCACAGAGCCCGACGAGCGCGCCCCGAGTAGCTTCTCTGCGCGCAGGGCTGCGGCGGCCTCTGACGCGCCCCAGAACGCAGCGGAGAGCTGCTTCGCGACGCGCAGATCAGCGACGGCCCGGGCGTTACCCAGCGCGCTGGTCGCGAGCACCTTGCGCACGAGGATCGTCGCTTCGGTCGTGCCCCGGCCCTGGATGACCGGGCCGCCCAGCACCTTCTCGGTGCGCAGCGCCGCGACCGGCTTCGCGAGGCCGGCGCCGCGGCCGACGAGGTTCTTGACCACGAGCGGCGTGGCCGTGCCGATCGCCCGACCCGTCGTCCAGCCCGTGAACCGCTTGCGCACCAAGAGGGAGCCGGCAACCTGCGAGCTGCCGGCCATCACACCCTCAAACCGACGCGGCGCCAGCTCGCCGAACAGGACGCCGCGGCCCTCGGCGCGCTCGCCGAGCAGGATCTTCTCGGTGCGCAGGAGCGCCTTGGTCCGGGACACGCCGTGCGCCGGACCCTGCATGAGGTCGAAGCGGCGCGTGACCAGGAGTCGTCCCGACACCTCGCAATGACCCAGCGCCGACCCGAGCAGGACGAAGCGCTCGCCGCTGAAGAAGCGGCGGCCACCTGCCGTGAAGGGCTGCTGGGTCATGAGGCGGATCCGGCGCTAAGTCAGTTGTGACTGACTTAGTCTTCCGTGACGGAGAGCGAGCCGATCGGGAAGCTCACCGGGTTGGTCGTGTTGATGGTCTGCTTCCCGCCCGTGATCGGGCTGGAGTAGAGCATGTTGCCGCCGGCCTGCTGGCTGAAGACGGCGAAGTGGGTCACGTCGGTGCCGCCGGCCGAGTTGCCGAAGTCGACGACCGAGAGGTTCGAGATGGTCTTGTTCGCCGGGTCCGAGAACGTCGCCTGGACGCGGCCGGCGTCGCGGACCACATTCGTGACCTCGGTGCCGCCGGTGCCATCATCGAGCGGGTCGCCGTTGTAGAGGGCGACGAAAACGGCTGCGGGCGCCGGCGGGAAGGCCTGGCCGCGAAGCCAGTTGAGGATGGCTGTCTCGAGGAAGATGCTCTTGCCGGACACGGGCTGGTTCTCCTTGGAGCCGGTCGCGCCGGCGCGATCTGCGAATGACGGACCACATCATAGCCCGTCATCCTCGGTTTGTCAGTCAGCGGTGACTTACTTTCTGCGTCAGCCGAGAGTGCGCAGGAACAGCAGACCAGCCGTCGCGCCGAAGACCGTCAGGGTGGGCACGACCCACTGCCAGACATTGTCCTTGCCCCAGCCGAACATGAGGGTCGCACCGAGCCAGGCCGAGACCGGACTCCAGCCCTGGTTCTTCAAATCATGCTCCCTCTGCCCGGCCTCGCGGGCGAAGTAGTAGAGCGAGACGAAGCACGCGGCGAGGAACAGGCAGACGGCGTTCCGGTCGAGGACCAGGGCGGGCAGAAGGACGGGCAGCAGGGCGCGGCCGGCGATCACCAGACCGGTGATGACCAGGCTGAACAGCACCAGGTCGAGGAAGGACAGCACCGCGTGGCTGAGCAGCGGGCGCTTGATGATGAAGTCGAGGATGGACTTGAACATGATGACGTCTTTCTTGCTGGGGTGGTAAAATTCCGCCCGGAGCTTCCGACGCCATCGGCCTGTATATAGATAGTATTATATACAGAGTATTATCTACATACAGGCCGATGGCACCGGAACACCCGAGTCCTTACTTGGCAAGGTCCCGGCGGACGTCCCGGATCCAGGACACGGCGCGCTCGCCGCAGGCCGTCTTGGACCGGTCGAGCACCTTCGCCTCGCCGATGATCCGCACGACGTCGGCCTTGGTCAGCGCCCGGTCCGGGATCTCCGGGAAGGCGCGGCGCAGGCACGCCTCGACGCCCGCGGGCGCGGCCGGCAGGGCGACGCGGTAGCCGGACCCCGTGACCGGGGCCGGGCCGTTAGAGGTCACGCAGGCGGCGAGCGATGTTGCGATCAACGCAGACGCGAGCAGCGTCCTTGTCACGGGCCATGGCATCGAGGATGTCCTTCAGCTTGGAGTTGCGGGCGCGTTCGGCTTCGAGGTCCTTGGCCGCCTGGGCGGCCTGGCTGCGGTTGATCGCTTCCGAGAGGTCGGCGCGCTTCGTCTCGGCGGCGATCGCGCGCGAGGCCTCGCGGGCGAAGGCATCCCGGGCGCCCTTGGCCTCGCCGGCCTGGAACAGGGCCGCACCCGCGAACAGGCAAATGCCGGCCGCGATCAGCGGGCGCTTCAGGAAGGCCGGCAGGTAGGCGCTCGCCAGGAACGCCAGGGCGATCAGCCCGAGGCCGCCGGCACCGGCCAGCGTCGCGGGGATCGAGAACGCGGTCCAGCCGCGCGCGAGGGTTTCCAGGAGGGCGCTCACTCAGCCCTCCTTCACGCCGGCCAGGCAGAGGTTCTTCTCGCGCGTGCGCCGCCCGATCAGCTCCCGCTGCTTGGTCCACTTCATCATGGCGTTGCACGCCTCGACCTTGCGGCCCTGGTTGTAGAGGCGCACGGTCGAGGACGAGCAGAACCCGCCCTGGCCGATGTTGTAGGCGAACGAGACGAAGCTGACCTCGGTCTTGTCCGACATCGGCTGCTTGACGCACTTCTCGACCTTGGTCGCGAACTCGTCGATCCGCTTGAGCAGCAGCTCGTCGCAGTAGGCCTTGGTGTAGACCCGGCCCCACACGGCGTTCTTGGTCTCGCCGTAGCAGTAGGTGCTGACCCCGACGGTGTCCTTGTAGGTCCGCAGCCGCAGACCCTCTTCCGTTCCGACCTGGCTGATCGTCGCGACACCGAGCGCGGTCGCGATGATCGCCCCGGCCGCCGTCCGCTTGACGAGGCGGCTCATTCTTCACTCTCCTCTGGGATGGAGAGGCCGCGCTGCGCGATGAAGCGGGCCCCGAACGCCAGGCCGAGCACCGCAAGCGAGCTCCACCACGGCAGGAAATCCAGGTTCGGCCAGTAGTTGTAGGCCGCCTGAAGCACGCCCGAGAGCCACATCAGGCGCACGGACCAAGACTTGCGAAGGACCGTCCAGTGATCCTCGACGAGCGTTACCTTACTGATGGGCATAATAAATCACCGCTGACTGATGGATGTGGGCAAAGTCGGCCGGGAAGACTGCGATCTGCTCAGTGGACCCAGTTCTTCATGACGCCCGTGACGCCCGTGACAGTGGCGAGGAGCCATCCGACCAGGCCGCCGAGCCCCAGGATCGCCGCGGCGCCGGCGCGGTAGCTGCCGATCATCTTCTTCAGGCTCTCGATCTCGGACTTGGCCGCGGTGAGCTCGTCCTTGGTGATCTTGAGCTCGGCCTTGGTCTGCTGGAGCTCGAAGGAGGTGGCCTGGAGCTGCTCCTTGACCTTCACGAGCTCGCGGCTCGTCTCCTTCAGCTCGTCGCGCGCCTCGCCGACCTTCTCGGCAAGGGCGTCCATCTTCGCGAGGAGGACGGCGAGCCCGCTATCGGGAGTGTCAGCCATGGGTGAGTCTCCCGATCCGGTAAGTCAGCACTGACTTATTATGTCACAGGAGGCCGTGGCGATGGAACCCTCAGCGGCTCGTGAGGGCATTTTCACGCAGGCGGATGCCGGCGTCGGAGAGGAGCGTCTGGATCTCGGCCTCGCTCCGGGCCGCGTCCACGGCCAGCGACAGCCTCACCCGGGCGAGTTCCAGGGCCGCGGCCTTGGCCGCCTCCGCCAGCACCGCGTCCGCGAGCTGCTCGACCGTGACGCCGCGCATGGCCGCCTCCTCGGTGAGCATCGCCGAGCTGCCGCCGGCCTTTACCGTCACGGCCTCGGACTTCTTGACCGCGTCCATGGCGCGCAGCGTCGCCGGGCGCCCGTCGGCCTCGGCGACCGCGACGAAGTGGGCGATGACGCACAGCCGTGCCATCTCCTTGACCCCTGAGAGGTCGGGTCCGTGAATGGCCATCTCAGCTCTCCACCGTGAACGTGACCTCGACCAGGCGATAGGGGAAGGCCTCGAAGCTGACCCGGTAGCTGCCGGCGACCGTCCAGCCGATCTCGTAGTCGCCGCCCGGATGCTCCTCGGTGCCCGAGAGTGGGCCCGTGAAGCGCACCGTGCAGGCCGGCAGCCCCTTGAGCGTCGCGCCCTCGCCCACCTGGAGCGTCGTCTTGTCGAAGGCCGGCAGCTCCGGGCGCTTCTTGAGCGTCGGCTCGCCCGTGAGGTCGACGTAGTCGGTGTCCCGGTCGCCTTCGGTATCGAACAGCACGCGCTCGCCCTTGTTGGCGAGCCACATGACGAACCCGCGGCCCTGGCGCCCCTGGGTGAGGATCCGCCCCTCGGCACCGTAGGTGACGAAGGGCTCGATGGTGCGGAAATCCTCGTCGGTCGGTTCATATGTCACCGGTGACTTACCTCGAAAGCTCGATGAAGGACAGGAAGGCGTTGTCGCCCTGGCCGCCGTCCGCCTGGATGGAGAAGACGTGGTAGCCCTGACCGGGGTTGACGGTCGCCATGGCCGGCGTCGTGCCCCAGTAGGTGAAGAAGTTCTTGTCCACCCACATAGACGTGGCGACTGCGCTGAGCAACACACGCGCGCCCTCGTTGCCGCCCGGGAACCACCAGATCTGGGTGATACCGGCGCTAGAGCCGCGCGCGATGTTCGGGTTGTTGTTGATGATGCCCGAGAGGAAGATCCGGCTGTCCGGATCGCGGGCGACCACGCCGATGTCGCAGCGGGCGCCACCCGCGCTGGCAGCACCCGCCTGCGAGACCGCGCCGCGGCGGATGTTGGCCTGGTCGACCTCGAGGTAGCCGATGTGCGCGCTCGTGATCTGGGCCGCCCCGATCTTGGCCGAGGTGATCTGGCCGTCCTGGATGTGGGCGTTCGTGATCTGAGCGTTGGCGATCTGGGCCGAGCCGATCGAGGCCGCGTTGATGAAGGCGCCGTTGATGAAGGTGCCGGTGGGCGCGATCTTCATCACCGTGTTGCCGTTGACGTCGCGGAAGATCGCCCCGTAGTCGCCGTCGTCGCCCTGGCCGTAGAACCGGCCGATGTTGCCGATCGAGACGTGCTCCATCCCGGTGTAGCCGAAGATGCGCATCATCCGGCTGGCGCTGTCGAGCCAGAAGCGCGGCGAGCCGAGGTAGATCGTGCCGGCATTGATGGTGCCCGCGCCGATCTTGTCGGCCGTCACCTGACCGGCGGCGATCTTCTCGGCAATGATCGAGCCCGCGGCCAAGTGCCCGGTCTGGATCGCGCCGGCCACGATCTGCTGGGCCGTGATGGTGCCCGTGTTGATGCGGGTGCCGTCGATGATCGTGCCGCCGTAGAGCGGGTTGAGACCGGCCCAGCCGTCATAGGCGCACATCAGGACGTTGTCGGGATCAGCGAGGATGTCCGCCCAGTTGTCGCGCGCGGCGTAGAGCGCGCCGGGCGTGCGCTTGCACCACCAGACGTAGCTGTAGCCGCCCGAGGTCTGGAACGCGCCGGCCGGGACCTGAGCCGCGACCGACGCGCCGTTGTCGTCGATGTAGAGGATGTAGCCCGTGCTCCAGGAGAGCACGCGCGTGTCCTTGGCGACCGAGAAGTCGAGCCCGACCGTCTGGATGCCGCGGGAGCCGATGCGGATCTTGTTGGCCGTGATCGAGTTCGTGGCGATCGAACCGCCGTTGAGCTGGGTGTTGTTCGGGCCGGACAGCCACGAGGTCAGTGAGGCGCCGCCCCCGATCTGGATGCGGTCGGCATAGATCGAGTTGGCCTGGATGTTGCCGCCCGTGATGGTGTTGGCGGCGATCCGGTCCCCGGTGATCGTGCCGGCCATGATCCGGTCGGCCGTGATCGACCCGGCGACGATGCGGTCGGCCGAGAGCGAGTTGGTGGCGATGGTGCCGCCGTCGATGACCGTCGAGCTGTTGAGGCTCCAGGGCGTGAAGGCGGTCTGGTTGGCGAGCGCCTTCCCGAGGTAGAGCCCGGTCCAGAACACGTAGGGCTCGCTCTCGCCGGTCCAGATCGTGCGGCACAGCGGGATCACCCGCGTGGCGCCGTCGGGCGCGAACCCGAACGCCCCGACCCGGGCCCACTTCTCGAGCGGGCCGTTGCTCTGGTAGTCGCCCTGCTCGCCCGAGACGACCGAGGCGAACCAGCCCCCGTTCGCGTCGATCCAGACCAGGATCACCTGCGCCCGGGCGCGGTGGACCGACACGTAGGACGAGAACTCATAGCGCTGGCCGGGCGTGACCGGGTAGCTGTTGTCCCAGCCGGTCTGCTTGCGCCGGTGCAGCACGAAGTCCGCATACTGCCGGTTGGTCGGGTTGCCGCCCCGGTGGACCATGGCAGAGCCCATGCCCTGCGGAGCCCAGTCGGTGCGCCAGCCCTGATCCGGGGTCACGCCGTCTGAGTAGCCGATGCCGATGAAGCCGGCCACGCTCGCCTGGAAGTCCGAGTTGAAGAACCAGTTGCCGCTGGTGAGACCCACGCCGATCTTGTCGGCCGTGATCGCGCCGGCTGCGAGCTGGTCGGTCTTGATGGCCCCGGCCGCGATCTGGCCGGTGGTGATCGAGTTCGCGACCAGGCGGTCGGCGTTGACCGAGCCGGCCTGGATCTCGGCGCCCGTGATCGTGCCGGCCGCGATGTTCCAGGCGACGATGGTCTTGGCGGCGATCTCGCCGGCGGTCAGCGAGTTCGCCACGACGTGCGCGCCCGTGATGGTCCGGCCCGCGATGTTGCCGCCCACGATGGTGTTGGCCGCGATCTCGTTCGAGGTCAGGGTGTTGGCGACGATCTTGTCCGCGGAGACCGAGCGAACGGCGATCTTGTCGGCCGTGACCGAGCCGGCGACGATGGCGTAGGCGGCCACCGAGTTCGCGGCGATCTGGGTGGCCGTGACCGAGTTCGCGGCGAGCTCGCCCGCGGTGATGGTCCCGGCGACCAGGTTGCCGGCCGTGATCGTGCGCCCGGCGATGTTCGTGCCGGTGATCGACTGCGCGGCGATCTCGGTGCCGGTCAGCGTGCCCACGGCGATGTCCGTGGCGACGATGGTCCGGGCCTGGATCTGTGTGGTGGTGATGCTCGCGGCGACCAGGCGGTCGGCGTTGATCGAGCCCGCGACCACCTTGGGCGTCGTGATCGAATTGTCGGCGATCTGGGTGCCGGTGATCTGTCCGGTGAGCTTACCCGCGCCCACGGCCGCGATCTGGCTGTCGACCACCTGGCCGACCAGCTTGGCCGTCGAGATCGCCGCGAGCTGCGCGTCCGTGAGCTGGCCGAGCACCTTCGCGGCGGAGATCGCCTGAAGCTGGCTGTCCTTGAGCTGACCGATGAGCTGATTGACGCCCAGCGCCTCGATCTGATCGGCGACGACCTTGCCGATCAGCTTGTTGGCGGCGAGGCTCGCGATCTGGTCGTCGGTGAGCTGACCGACGACCTTGGCGGCGTCGATCTCGGCGAGCATGTCATCGGTGATCTTGCCGACGATGTCCTCGACCTTCACCTCAGAGACGACGAGGATCCACTTGCCGTCCTTGAGCTGGTAGAGCTTGCCGTCCTGGCGGTTGATGACGACGAGCGGGCCGTCGTAGCCCTCGGGCTCGGGCAGGCCGTCCTTCACGCCAATCGCCGTCAACCCGTCGGCGAACGAGGTCTGGTCGATGATCGCGGAGGCGAGTTCCTCCTTCTGGATGACCGGCGAGACAGCGCGCACCGGCCCGACGAACACCTTGCTCTGGGTGGACGAGGTGTTGACCGTGCGCGCCCAGTAGTAGCGCTCCTGCGTGACCGAGAGGGTCTTGTCGAAGAACATCTGCACGCCGCGGGTCGACTGCCCGAGGAGCTTGAGGTCCTTCTCCTTGGTCTCGGCCGTGTCGCCGGCCCAGATCTCCACGAAATCGAGGTCGCGCTGCTTGGGGTCGGTCCAGGTGAGGATCGCCGTCTGGAAGGCGTTCTCGACCTTCAGATCCGTCACCGGGTCCGGCGGCAGCTCGTTCTTGGCCGCGACGATCTCGACGATCACCGACCAGCCCGAGACGATGTCCGAGCCGTTGAAGGCGCGCACGCGCACCTCGTAGGTCGTGGCCGGCTTCAGGCCGTGCTTCTCCCAGACCGGGTCCGTGGTCCGGTCGCGCACCCAGGCGTTGAGGTCGTCGGGGTTGAGCGGCTTCTCGCGGATCTCGATCTCGTGACCCTTGAAGTTGGGCGAGGGGTTCGGATCCCAGATCGCGCGGATCACCGCCGTGACGGTGCCATCCTCGGCCGTCTCCGGCTCCGTCTGGAGCAGGACGTTCGTCGGGATCTCCGGCGCGTCCACGTCGATGATGTGGTTCGTCACGTAGACGCGGATCTCGGGGCTGATGTTGAGCCCGGTCTTCGAGAACAGGTCGTAGGCGGCGAAGCGGAGGTAGTAGTAGGTCTCCTTGAGCGCCTTCAGGTTGATGAGCGTGTTCGGGCCGTCATAGCGCGGCGCTGTGGTCAGCGGGTCGTAGCCCTGCTCGCGCTCGAGCCAGACCAGGCCGCCGGCCCAGTCCTGGTCGAGCGGGATGTCGTAGCCGACGAAGATGCTCTCGGTCGTCGTCTCGACGTCCGGGATAATCATCTCCGGGGCGGGGTTGTTACAGACGATCGAGCCGGGCGAGCCCTCGCGCCCGATGGCGTCGCGGGCGCGCACCTGGATCCAGAACTTGCGGCGCGGGCCGCCGTCGGCGACGTTGTCGTCGAAGTAGTAGGTGTAGGTCTGGGTCGGCGCGATCCAGTCGGACAGGAGCTCGCGGGTCTCGATCTCGAACACCCGCACCACGAAGTCGATCGGATAGGGCGCGACCCCTTCCGGCCAGGTGACGTCCCAGTCGATGGTGCAGTCCTTGCCAAGGAAGATGCCGGTGCCGAGCGCCGGCCGATCCTTGTCGGTGTTCGCCAGCGGGCTCTGCGCCGGGTTGCGCACGCGCAGGTTGGTGATGATCGGGCCGGCCGTGCCGTCCCAGCCCGAGACGTTGAACGAGAGGGAGGCCGGCTCCGAGCGCGCGTTGCCGACGCCCTGGGCGGTCACGTAGGCCGTCCAGCCGCCGATGGAGAGGTCGCGCAGGCTCATCGACGGCGCGGTCGTGGTGCCCATGTCGACGTCGCCGCCCGGGCCCACGAGGTAGACCGCGTAGGAGGTCGACAGCCAGTCGTCGCCCGGCGTCCAGGACAGCAGCACCTCGGTGCGCGGGATGCCGTCCGAGAAATACTGGCGCTCGACCGCCTTGAGGTTGGTCGGCGGCTTGATCTTCGAGCGGGGCCGCGTGTAGCGGATCGGGTCGAGGATGATGCCTTCCTCGACGCGGGCATACTTCAGCGGATCGTGGAACAGCGCCGCGATCTTGAAGGTGTTCTTCTTGGGCTCGGAGACCGACAGCACCCGATACTGGCGCGGGTTCACGTCGGTGCCGCCGATGGTCCACATCGCGCCCGGCAGGATCTCCGGCAGGCCGCCCGAGACCACCGCGGTCTGGTTGTTCTGCTCGAAGCCGGCGATGTCGCGCGAGACGACCGTGCCGTCGGCCGCGATCACCGAGATCCGGTAGGTCGAGCCCGGCAGCGGCTCGAACGGCCGGTCGAGGTTGATCCGCGAGAACGCCACGGAGATGACGCGGCCGCCGATGCGGACCTGCGCCTTGCGCGGGTCGGCCACCGCGATGATGTGCCCGGGCCGGATCGGGTCGGCCGCGAGCGCCTCGAGGCTCATCTCGAACTCAACCGTCTCGGTCGCGGTGTGCTCGGTGTCGAGCGTCCAGCGGCCGATGCGGTTGGCGAGGCCGCGCGAGGTGCAGCCGACCGCCTGGATGTCGGTCTGGCGCCAGCCATACTTCTCCAGGCCCTCGTCGTGCTGCACGACCTCGATGGCGTTGCGGTAGAAGTCGTCCGGGTCGTTCCACGACACCATCGCGACGGTGTTGCGGGTCTTCTTGGCCGTGCGGGAATACTTGAAGGCGCCGCCGACCACGTTGGCCAGCGAGAGCAGCTTGACGGGATCGCCCGGCATGTCGGCGACCGCGAACACCTGGCCGACCGACCAGAAGGCCATGCCGCGGAAGCTCGCGGTGATCTGCTGGAGGACCTTGAACGCCTCATCGCGCGAGTTGATGACGCCGTTGAAGGTGTAGCGCGGTTCCTTGCTGTCCCTGCCGTCGTCGACCGGCTGGTCGCACCACATCGCGATCTCGTAGAGACCATACTTGTCGATCTTCGAGCCGTCGATGAACTCGCCGAGGCCGTAGCGGCTGTTGGTCAGCAGGTCGTAGAAGACCCAGGCCGGGTTGTTGGTCCAGGCGCGCTTGAACGTGCCGTCCCAGAAGCCGTCATAGGTGCGGTTCTCCGGGTCGTAGTTCGACGGGACCTGGATGATGAGGCCCTTGACGTCGTAGTAGCGCGCCGGGATCGAGGAGCCGAAGTTGGAGGCGTCGAGCTCCATCGCGATGAGCGCGGTGTTCGGGTAGGTGAACCGACCCTCGACGATCGCCGTGAAGCTCTCCCAGATCAGCGAGCTCTGGTGCCATTCGACGTTCGGGTCGCCCGTGACCTTGCGCACCCGGATCGAGTAGGGGTGGCCGCCGGCCGGCAGGTCGATCACGCTCGCGTGCTGGTAGGGCGAGGTGGTCTTCTGCTGCTGGAACAGCTCGCGCTTGACCTGCTCCCAGGCGCCGCCGTTGCGCCGGCGCTCGATCACGTAATCCATGTCGGTCGGCAGCAAGGACCCAGTCTTCTGGTCCTGGATGACGAGGCTCGGGATCGTGCAGATGATCCGCACCGAGGTCGCGTTGATGTCGCTGATCGTGCGGATCGGCGGCTCCTGGGCGTGCTTGACCTCGACGCCGACCGAGTAGGTCGTCTCGGTCGCCGGCATGCCCGTGAGCATCTCCTGCTCGGGCTGACCCTTGCGCTCCTGCCAGGTGACGCCCGTGAAGTTGTAGGTCCCGTCCGAGTTCTGGAGCGCGGTCGCGTCGAAGAAGATCGACTTGGCGCCGTTCACGAGGCCGACGATCTCACCCTCGCCCAGCACCTCGACGAGGCGCGCCTTGGCGTTCGAGCGCAGCGTGTTGTTGGCGTCGGACTTCTGCGAGGCTGCCGAGGACGATCCACCCTTGGACGAGCCGCCCATCAGGCCGCCCGAACCGCGCACGTCCGGGAAGTCAGCCCTGACCGACATTGGCAGACGCACTTCGCCCGTCGGCTCGAGGATGTTGTCGTCCATCACTAGGTTCCGATCCCGAGCTGAGAGTTGAGCCAATCGTTGTAGGCGGCGAAGGGGTTGGTCGGGTCCGTGACGGTCCCGCCCGGCTGGACGGTGGTGACGCCGTCGTTGGCGATCTTACCGGTGTCCGAGAGCGGGCCGGTGGCGACCGCGGTCGTGGTCGAGCCGTCCGGGTTGATCTGGGTGACGGTGCCGGCCGCGCGGTCGCCCATCGGGATGTCCTCGACGTCGATGCCGGTCGAGGCCGGGATCGAGCCGGTCATCACGCGCCCGTAGATCAGCGCCACCGGGTTGCCCTGCGCGGTCGCGTTCGTCGGACCCGAGAAGGCGAACGAGTCCTCCTTCTTGGTCTGATCCTTCGACTCCTCCTTCTTGGTCATCATCTGGGCGGCGCCCGAGACGGCGAGCCCGAGGCCCAGCATGGCGACCGTGCCCCACATGCCGCCCGAGGATAGGCCGGCGAGCGGGGCCGCGAGCGTGCCGCCCGAGGCGAAGATCGCCACACCCACGAGCGCCACGCCGAGGATGATCTTGAGCGCGCCGCCGCTCTTGTTGCCGTTGCGCGAGCCCTTCACGACCGGCACCAGGTGCAGATCGGCCTGCCCAAGCTGGAAGCCGTTGATGTCGTCCTCGCCAAGCCGCATGCCGCTGCGCCGGTTGCCGCGGATCACCTCGTAGGAGCCCTTCTTGAGCTCCTCGAGGAAGCCCTTCACCTGGACGCCGATCCCGCGGATGCAGGCGCCGACGGTCGCGGCGTCGAGGCGGAACTCCGGCCCGAACCGCTTGCGCAGCCGGCCGTGCAGGATGACCCTACGCATCAGCGCTCTCCTTGGCCTTGTCGGCGATCAGCGCGTCGAGGCTCTCGTGGCGCAGCCACTTCTCGACGGCGCGCAGCCAGATCCCGATGGGCTCGCGGCGCGAGACCCGGGTCGGCAGGTGGTGGAGGATGAGGTTCGAGCCAACGTAGACGCCGCCGTGGTTGAGCTGCGTCACGCCGTTGCCGAGCTTCAGCAGGAAGCAGTCGCCCGGCAGCACCTCGGAGGCCGCGATCTCGCGGAAGCCGACCGTCTTGAAGGCCGCGTAGAGGTCGCGGTTCTCGGCCGGGGTGTTCTTGTCCCACCAGCCGTCGGCGCGCGCCTGCGGGCGCAAGGCCACGGGCGGGAGCGGCCATTCGTCGGTGACGCCCTGGCGCTTCAGCTCCTCGCGGCCTGCCGCGAAGGTGTCGCGCACCAGCTCGTAGCAGTCGGTGACGCCGTGGCGGAACACGCGCCCGATCAGCGGCCCCTGGTCGACGCCCTCGCCCCACATGAACGGCTCGGCGCACTCCTCCCCGTTCGTCGCGACGATCACCCAGGGCACATCGGTGTCGATCTGGCCCTGCATGTCGCGCTCGGACGGGTAGAGCGGGCCGTTCGGGTGCGAGTGGACGACGGCCTGCACTGTGCGCCCGGCCTCGGCGTGCTTGGCCCAGACCTCGCCGGCGATGACGAAATCCTGCTCGGGGTCGGCGGCGTAGTTGAAGCAGGGCACGTAGACGTCATCGACGATCAGCCCGCAGGCCTCCTGCGGGTAGGCCTTGAGCGCGTGCGCGCGCATCGCCTCGCGGGCGTCCGGGGAGAGTTCGAAACCCATCACGCGCTCCGCACGCGGGCCATGCCGGGGAACGCCCAGGTCGGCAGCGTCGCGTCCTTGCCGAAGCGCAGCTCGCAGTCCGACACGCGCCGGCCGCACTGGTCCTTGGCCGGGTCGTTCGTGGCCTTGCCGTTGCGGTCGTAGGAGGCGCCACCGGTGTAGGGGCAGGTTGCCTTGTCGTAGACGAACTGGCCGTCCCGGAAGCTGCGGTAGCGCGCCGTGCAGGTGTCGCGCAGGAGCATCCGGCCCGGCAGCTTGCGGCCCTGCTGGTCGAAGGCGGCCGACAGCTCGAACTCGATGTAGACCGGGTTCTCGTCCGTGAGCTGCTCGATCTCGAAGGTGTCGGGGCCGTAGAAGGCCGTCGAGTCCGCCTGCGCGCCGCCGTCGAGGAACTGCTCGAAGGTGCGCACGCGCTGGACCGGGCAGCCGATCAGGTCGTCGCCGTAGGTGTTGACGATCCCCTGGATCGCCTCGTTCGAGTTGGCGAAGCGCAGCCGTGGCTGCGGCAGCGAGCCGGTGCCGTTGGTCTCGAACCCGTCGAAGTCGACGTCCACGGCCGTGAAGCCCACGCCGCCGAAGAACACGTTGCCGTCGGGGTGGGCGTTGGGCGTGAAGAACAGGACCGGACCGCCGATCGCCGAGCAGTCCATGCGGAACAGGAACACCTGCGCGCCAGGTGTCGGGCTCTGAACGGTGGCGTGGATGTTCGACATGGCTGCCCTGTGGAGAGGCAGCCATGATAAGTCAGCGGTGACTGATCGTCCAGCCTCAAGTGAGGATGAAGCTCTCCCGGAAGGTGCACTCATACTTGTTGGGCGTGCCCCGGGTCCGCTGCCACTCCTTGCAGGTCCACTTCACCATTTCGCCCGTGTCCGAGAGGATGAACCAGAACGGCTTGTAGCCGCCGTGGAGCGCGAAGAAGTCGTCGAAGCTCTGGGCCGAGATCGCGGTCAGGTAGTCCCAGGACAGGTTGGCGACCCGACGGATGTGGTTGATCCCGTCGGGCGCGGCCTGCGTATACCCATCTCCAAATTCCGCCTCCAGCAGCTTCACCTCGGGCTTCGTGACAGTGACGGTCGGCGGGTAGTTCGGCGTGAAGACGAGAAGCGTCATCTGCTAAGTCCTTACTGGTTCAACATATTTCCGGGGCGGAGCTGGGTCGCCAGCTCCTTCTGGATCAGGCCGCGCATCATGGTCTCGGCGTGCTTGGCCGTCTGCTCGGCGAGGTCCTGGTTCTGGGCCGGCGTGCCGCCCGTGGCGTTGACCTGGATGGTCGGCGCCAAAGTGATGACGTTGCCGGCCTGGGCGCCGCCCATGGCCTTCATCTGCTCGCGGGTGAACACCCCCTCCCCGCGCTGGGCGATGATTGGCACCTCGTCGTGGCCGATGATGCCGCCCGTGTGGAAGCGCGGGGCCGAGCCGAAGATCGCCGGGTTGATCGAGCGGCTCATCGAGAAGCCGGCGCCGACGATCGCGCCGGTATGGGCGACGCCGACGGCCGCGAGCTTGCCGGCGCCGCCCTTGGCCGCCCCACCCTTGGCCGCGCCGCCGGTGCCGCCGCCGAGCAGCGACTTCAGGCCACCACCCGCGCCGGCGCCGCCGAACGCCTGCGACAGGAGATACTTGATCCCCATCTTGGTGATGTCCTTGGCGATCGACTGGAAGAGCGACGCGAAATCCGCCTTCCCGGTCGTGATGAAGGTCGCCATCTGATCGGCCGCGCTGTCGAGCCAGCCGGTCATGGCCTTTTCCATGTTGTTGCCGAGGTCGGCCCACTCCTTCATCTGCTTGCCCAGCGGCGAGGACGCGGCGATGCGCTTCTGCTCGGCGATGATCTTGTCGGCCTTGATCTTCTCAATCTGAGCCTGGAGCTCGGCGTTACCCTGCACCTGCGAGGACATGTCGTTGAGGCGCTTGATCTCCTCGTCGAAGGCCGCCTTGCGCGCCTGGTCGGCCGTCATCAGCCCGCGCTCGATCTCGCGGGTCTTCTTCTGCTCGGCCTGGATGGTCGAGGCGACCTCGACGTTCTTCATCCGGGTGAACAGCGCCTCGTTGTCGGCCTGGAGCTGTTCGAGACCCTTCTGGTCGAAGGAGTCGTCGGTCTTCATCAGCTCCTTGTAGCGGGCCTCGGTGCGGAGCTGCTCGGCGCGCATCTTGTAGACGCTGTCGGGGAGCTTGTAGGTGCTCTCCTCGTCGATGCGCCGCTTGATCGCCGCCTCGCGCTCCTGGAGCTCCAGCTCGGTCTTCTCACGGCTCTCGCCGGCCGCCTTGAGCCGCTGGCGCATCTGCTGGGCGCGCGCAGCCGCCTCCTCGGCCTTGTCGAGCTTCTCGACGGCCGCGATCAGGTCCTTGTAGCGGTCGCTCTCCGGGTCCTTCTCGCCGTCGCGCGAGCCGAACTTGCCGTCGCGGATCATGCGCCGGGTCTCGGACACGCGCTTACCGTAGCCCTCCTCGCGCTCCTCGGCCTTGGCCGTGAGGTTGATGATGTCCTGGAGCGTCTCCTTGACCTTGGCGTCGTTGGTCTCGATCGTCGCGAGCTGACTGGCCGCGCGCGCCACGGCGAGCTTCTCGGCGTCGTCCTGCGTGATCGTGGTTGGGATCTTGGCGCGGCTGTCCTCCGGGTTCACCGGCATGTAGCCGGAGTCCTGCTCGACCGTGTTGCCGCCCTGGCGCCGGATCGTGCTGCCATACCAGTCGCGCGCCTTGTCGGCGCCCTTGCCCGACTGGAGACCCTCCCAGGTGCTCTTGAGCGCGGCCACGATCTTGTCGGAGAAGCCGTTCTCGTTGAGCTCCTTCAGCAGGTCGCCGCCGCCGGTGTTGCGGGCGTAGTCGCGCACGGCGAGCTTCCAGGCGGCCATGTCCTGGTTCTCGGGCGAGAAGCTCTGCCCGCCCATCCCGATGTCGTCCCAGGTCGAGGCGACGATCTGGTAGCGGCCGGCCGCGGTCGACGTGCGCCCGTCCTTGGTCCGCTCGGGGATGCGCGGGTGCTGGTCGTAGCTGTCGAAGGTCGCGCCGCCGCTCGGGGTGTAGCGGATGTTGTAGCGGCCGGCGCTCTCCGGGCCTGAGATGGCGTTGAGGAAGGCGAGCGCGGCCGGCGGCAGGTTCTTGGCGACCGGGTCGGTCGAGGCCCCGCCCGTGACGGAGCCGCCGCGGCTGACCGCGCTGTTGGGCACGTTGATGCCGGCGCCGATGTTGAGCTGGGTGATCGCCGTGGCGTCGCCGCGGACCACGCCCATCCAGCGGGCGAGCTCCTTGATCTTCTCAAGCGCCTGATCGCCGCCGCCGACACCCTCGCCGCTGAGCAGCTTGCCCCACACCGCCGTTGCCGTGTCGCCGGCTTCCTTCGTGGCCGCCTGGAGCTGGGCGCGCGCGGCCTGCACGGCGCGCTCCATCGGGGTCTGGGTCGGACCCATCCCCTTGTAGAGGCCCTGCTCGTAGCCGACGATGACCTTGTCGATGTCGGAGATGTTCTTGTTCCGGGCCTCGAACAGGTCCCGCTCGGCCTTGATCTGGGCGTTGGTGACGTCGCGGTCGAACTTGTTGCGACCCTCCATCATCTCGTCGAGCTTGGACTTCTGGGCCTGCGCCTCGACGAGCTGGCCGATGAGCTCCTGCACGCGGCCGGAGTCGATCGGGCCATACTTGCCGGCCGCGAGCTTCGCCTGGAGCTCGGCGACGTCGCCGGAGGCGCCCATCAGGTTCGCGCGCACGCCCGCGATCGACGCCTGGAGGTTGTCCAGGGCCGTCTTGCCCTTCTGGTAGAGCTTGTCCTCGTCGATGGGCTTGGCGAGCAGCGTCACGCCCATCGGCATGGCTTCGAGCTGCTTACGCGCGTCCTGGGCCGCCTTCTGGCGCTTCAGGAGCCCGTCGATGATCGCGTTGGTGGTCTCGAGCTCCTTGTCCTTCTGGCCCTCAGCCTTCTTGGACAGCTCCTCGTAGAGGGACTGGGCGTTGGCGATCTCGAGGTCGTAGATCGAGAGCTGACGCTCGCGCTCGGCCTTGGCGTAGTCGGCCTTGAGCCGCTCGGTCGACTTGCCGGCCGCAGCCGCTCTGGCGAGCGCGGCCTCCTGCTTGTCGGCCATCTCCTTGCCGTAGCGGTCGAACAGCGCGCGCTGGTCGGCATAGTTCTTGTCGAAGATGCGCAGCCTCTCGGCCGCGGCGCGCTGCGCCTCGTTCGTCTGGTAGTCGGTGCTGATCTGGGCCGCGCGCTGCTCGTCCTTCGCGATCTTCTCGCGCTGGTCCGCGATCTGCTGGGTCAGCTCGTTGAGCCGGTCGTTGCGCGAGCCCGGGCCGACGTAGATGCCGACCGAGGCGACGCGCTTCTTGGTGCGCTCCAGGTTGTCGAGCTCGTCCTTCTCGGCCTGGATCTGCTTGACGAAGTTCTTGAGGCTCTCCTTGGACGCGGTGGCGCCGAACTTCTCGACCTCCTCGCGCGCCTCCTTGGCCTTCTTGCCGAACAGGTCGAAGTAGGAGATCGCGAACGACACGCCCATGCCGACGGCGATCAGCACCGGGGCGAGTTCGACCAGCGCCACCGCGGTCGCGGCAATCGCCGCGCGCGTGGCCGCCAGACCCGCCCGGAAGGTCGCCAGGCTCGCGCCGGCGCCGCTCAGCGCAGCCTGCGTGCGCGTGAAGTTGTTCAGCCAGCTATCCCAGGCGAGGTAGAGCGCCTTGACCTGGTTGCCGGCGTTCGAGAGGCCGGTGGCGAGCGCGTTCAGCGCCTCGAGCGCCTTGGCCGCGCCGAAGCCCGCGACCATGACGGTGCCGACCGAGATGATCTCGTTCTTGAAGTAGGAGAGACGACCGACCACGGTCTCGATCGCGCCGAGCACCTTGGTCAGGCCGTAGCCGAGCTTGTCCGCCAGCTCGCCGGCGCCGCGGCCCGCGAGCACCTCGTTGAGCTGGCGCGCCTTGTCGGTGAGCGTCGTGAAGAAGCCGCCGCCCTCGCCGACCTTGATCGCGAGGTCCTGGAAGGTCGAGCTGATCTGGGTGACGACGCCGTTGAAGGTCGACATCTGCGCGAGCGCAGCGCCCCCGAAGGTGCGCTCGAACTCGCCCGACATCGCGGCGATCGCCTCCTTGGCCGAGACCGTGCCGGTGGCGAGCAGCTTCACGAGCTCGGAATAGGTGACGCCCATGGACCGGGCCATGAGCTCGGTCGCGCGGGGCACCGCCTCGCCGAGCTGCTGGCGCAGCTCTTCCATCTGGACGACGCCCTTGCCGGACATCTGCTGGATCGCGAGCGTGGCGCGCTTGAGCTGCTCCTCGGAGCCGCCGAAGGACGAGACCGCGTCCACCAGGCCGCGCATAGCGCCCTTGGTCGGGTCGATGCCCGCGGACTTCAGCTTGACGAAGACGTCGGTCAGGCCGGCGAGCGAGTAGGGCGCGGTCTTGGCCTGCTCGCGCAGGTAGGCGAAGTTGTCGCCGGCTTCCTTGACCTTGTCGCTGGAGGTGGAGAGCCCCTCGAGGAGCTTGCGGGTCTTCTCGAACTCGGCGTTGACCTTGACGATGTCGGAGACCCAGCCGGTCGTGGCCTGGCGCACGAACGAGATCGCGGCCGAGGCCTGGCCGAGCACGACGGTGACGTCGCGCATGGTGCCCAGGAAGCTCTGGGAGCTGGACTGGAGCGAGTTGAGGGAGCGGATACCCTGGCCGGCGCGCCGCTCGAAGTCGGCGATCGACTGGCCGGCCCGCATCATCCGGGTCGTGAAGGAGCCGTCGTCCAGCTCAAGCTCTACCCGGATCCCAGTCATCGTCCTCAGCCTCGCGCCATCGCCTTCAGGTCCGCGAGCCCGGCCTTGTCCAGCTTCTCTTCCTGTGCGCTCTGTGCAATCGCCTCGGGCGACAGCTTCACGATCACGCCCAACTGAGCCCGCAGGTTCTCCTGCATCCGCCCGTAGGCCTCACCGCTCGTTGCCGAGGCCATCAACTGCAACTGCCGGAGGTCGATTTCCGAGAGCAGACGGTCGATGTTCTTGGAGTAGAGCCAGAACGTCTTGAGCGGCATGCGCATGACGTCCTGGAACTTCATCCCGTAGTGATACGAGACGCGGGAGACGAAGAAGCCGAAATCGACCGCCTCTACGCCACCGCCTCGGGCTTTCCCTCGGCCGCAGCCTGCTCCTGGACCTCACCCGTCACCTTCTTGGTGCCGTCGTGGTCCTGGGCGATGCCCATCAGCTTGTTGAGGTTCACCAGCGGCAGCTTGCGCAGCATGTCCTCGGTCATCGTCGGGAACGCCCGCAGGATGATCTTGATGAGGCCGGAGATCTCCTCCTCGAAGTCGCCGGTCTTGCCGAGCGTCTGGAGCAGCTTGGTGTTGGCGACGAAGTCGTCGACCGTGACCGGCACCAGCCGGTGCTCCTTGCCGCCGAGCTTGGCGACGACGTCGGGGAACTGGTCGACCGTGTCGAGGTCGAGGAAGGTGGTTGCGGTGGAGGAGGCCATGCTGCCCTTCTGCGCTTGTGAAAAGACTTGCCGAGCGGCATGCCCGGCAAGTCAGTGGTGACTTATCTCATGCCCGAAGGCAAGAGGTTAGCCCTGGCCGGCGGTGACGGGGCTGTCGCCCACGACGAACAGCGTGCCGTCGGCCGGGTTCGGGTAGCCCTTGAAGGTGCAGTTGTAGATCCGCTCGTTCTCGAGCTGGTAGGCGAACTGCAGGCCACCGGCGGTCGCCGCCAGCGGGATCGAGAAGTCGTCCGAGTGGTCGCCATCGGCGTTGCTCTTCGGGTGGAAGCGCAGCTCCTTGGCGATCTTCAGGAGCGAGGTGCCGACGGCGTTCGGGACCACGACGGTCTTCTTGCCGGAATTGTCGACGAGCTTGGCGCCGGGCATGATCGCGACGAGGTTCTCGAGCGTGGTCTCGGCCAGCGGGACCTTGGCGGTCACGGTGCGGCCCATGATGACCTCGTCGATCGGCGACTTGCCGAACTGGTCCACCTCGACCTCGTGGGTCTCGGTCTGCACCTCGACCTCGACGCCACCCTTGGTGTAGCCGAGGTCGACGCCCCCGAAGAAGACCGAGCACACGCCCAGCTTCACGTTCTTGGTATCCGAAGCCATCTCAAAATCTCCTTCGCTGAGCGCCGTCAGACTGGTTTCGCGGTCCTGCTCACGCGAGTGAGTCAGTGGTGACTTACATTCTACCGCAGCACGTAGGAGGCGTCCAGATTGATCGACCACTCCTTACCGTTGCCGTCCGAGCGTGGATAGACGATCGGCAGGGTGCGCGGGCGCAGGTAGTTGACGTGCATCACCTCGTTGCCCTGGGCGTCCAGGAAGGTGCGCTCCGACAGGGTCAGCGCGTCCATCACCTGCTTGGCGAGCCGGTCGCCGGTGTCGACCTTCTGGGCGCGCACGATCACCTGCACGGCGCCCCGGAAGTAGCCCGGCAGCTCGTGGTCGATGGGCACGCCCTGGAGCGGCAGCTTGATGAGGACGCCGGCGCGCACGTCGGCCGGCATCTCCTCCTCGTAGATGTCCTGGCCGGGCGCGCCGATGCCCGCGTCAGCCAGAATGTCGGCCAAGAGGTCGATGCGCATTACCGGATCACTCCGCGGATGGCCTGGATCACGGCCTGGATGAGGGAGGGCTGGATCTTGGGCCGCTCGGCCGCGGCCGCCCGCTCGAGGAACTTGGCGCCGATGTGCCGGCCGGGATTGGCCTTCATCTTGGCGAGCGTGCCCGGGCCGGCGCGCTTGGTGTCGTAGTTCTCGTGGACCTCGAGGGCGTAGAGGTCGACGTTGACGCCGTTGACGATGCCGCCGACGTCGATGTCGATCTGGAGCCGGCCGCGGAAGTTCGAGTAGGACTTCACCTGGTGGATCGACTTCTCCAGGTTGTGCTTGTCCACCGGGGCGTTGAGCTGCGCCTCCTTCACGATCCGGTCGGCCGCGCGCTGCATCGCCTTGCGGGCATTCTCGGGCACCAGCAGCCCCACGCTGCGCAGCTCGGCGGTGAGCTCGGCAGCGCCCGTGACCCTCATGCCGATGTTCACGCCCCGCCCTCCTGGTCGTCCCAGAGCACCAGGGTGGTCTCCCAGTGGTCGAGCTGCCCGAAGGTGTCGGCGCGCGGCTCCACCGTCTCGATGCGCAGCACGATCCCGTGGATGACGAAGCGGTCGCCGCGCTGGGGCTTGGCGCTCACCTGGAACAGGATCTTGGCCGCGGCCGTCATCTCCTCGGCGTTGCCGCGCGAGGCCGAGGAGTCCGTGCGCACGCTGGTCGGCGCGATCTTGCCGACCAGGTGGATGACGTCGACCATCACCCGCTGCGGCGTGTCGGCGTAGAGCGGCTCGCCGCGGCGCGAGGTGCCGATCTTGCGCGTGAGCTGGCCCGGCTGGTTGCCGACGAGGGTGAAGGTCACAGGTTCCTCCGATGGCTCTCGGGCACGCGCAGCCGCGCCTCGGCGTTGGGGTGGAAGATGTCGTTGCGGACCTCGCCGTAGCTGGGCAGCGCCGAGTTCGGGCCGAAGGCGAGCTGGAGGCCGTGGACCCCGGCCTTGCCGTGGGCGTGCTCGACCTGGGCGACCGGGATGCCGGCTTCGGAGAGGACGGCGAGCACCATCTCGTTGTAGGCGGACAGGAGCGCCTGGCGCCACGTCGTGCGCACGAACAGCCGGGACGGCCACTTCGAGGAGCGCCGGTCCCGGAAGTAGAAGGCCGGGGCCTCGGCGGACGCGAACTGGTGCTCCATCAGCGCGCGCCGCACCGTGGTGCCGGTCGCCCGGGCGGTGAGCTGCGCCTGGAGGAAGGTGTGCCGCACGGCCTGCTGAAGCTGCGCGATGTCGCGCTCGATCTGTATCGTGATCTCGCGCAGCAGATAGTGCTCCGTCGCGCTGAGCAGCTCGCTGGCGGCCGCCGTCGTTGCGCGCTCAGTCGTATCACCCAGATCGTCGCTCGCGTCTGACAGCCCGTCTGCTGCGAACTGGCGGACGTCGCGCGTGACGAAGCCGCGCTCGGCCTCGAGGTAGGTCCGGGCGAGCTCGTAGGCGCGCGAGCCCGCGCGCTCGACGGCCGAGACGTAGCCGGCGTCGCGCTGCCCGAGCGCCTCGGTGTAGAGCGCGCCCCAGGCGTCCACGAGGGACTGGTAGCGGGCGCCCGCGGCGTCGGCCGCCGCGGTCATCAGGTTGAGGGTCATCACGAGCGGGAGATCCGGGCCCGGAGTTCGATGAAGCCGGTCAGGTGCGCGAGCGTCTCGCGCGCGACCCCGAGATCCAGCGGCTTGCCCGAGCGGAACATCGCCGAGCTCTCGCCGGTGGTCTTCGACAGGAGGCCCGAGACCCGGTGCTCCTCGGCCGTGCCGCGGGTCAGGATGGCGTTGGCCTCCTGGACCTGGGCGCGCATCAGCGCGTCGCGGAAGTCGGCCGGGAACTCCGACCAGGTGGCGAGGTCCATCGCCTGCCACTCGCGCGGCGCGATGCGGATGACGCAGCCGAGCGCCTTGTCGAAGTTGACGACGTCGTCCTCGTCGTAGCCGGCCGGGGTGATGCGGTAGCCGAAGCGGACGAGCCGCTGGTAGGCCTCGATCAGCGCCGGCTCCTGATCAGCCTGCTCGGCCGCCGCGAAGGCGTCGAGCCGGGGCATGTCGGCGGCGATCAGCGCGAGCTTCTCGTAGGTGCCGAACGAGTTGGCGAGGAAGCGCAGGCGCATGCCGGCGCGCAGTAGGACGCTCTGACGGATCTCGATCGGCCCGTCGGCCGTGGCGAGCTCGACCTCGACGGTGCGCACCGCGATGGCCGTGCCGGCTGGAAGCACGTTCACCTCGGCCGGCACCTTGTAGACGAGCTCGCCCACGAGGGAGGCGACGGGGATTTCGGGCCCGTGCAGGACCCGGCCGTCCTCATCGAGGACGGTGACGATGATCCCGGTCGGCTGGACCGCGACGCCCTGGGCGTCCTGGAACGGGACCGTGACGGTGAAGGCGCAGCCGGCCGGGAGGTTCTTCATCGCGATCAGGCCTCGGTCTGATCGGCGCCCGGACCCGCGTCACCGCGGCTGGCCGGAGGCTCCTGCGACCCGGACTGCTGCTCGCCGGACTGCTGCTCGCCACCCTCGGAGCCCTCGGAGCCCTGCTCGTCGTTCTCGGAGCCCTGCTCGTCGTTCTCGTCGGTCTCGGACTGCTGGGCGTCCTCGCGCTTCAGGGCGCCGGAGGCCTCGAGGCGCGCCTTGAGCTTCAGCTCCTCCTTGAGGATCACCTGGATCGCCTTGTTGATCGAGCTGGCCTTGACGCCCAGCGGGTCCATGATCTCGCGCAGGCCCGCGATACCCTTCTTCTCGGCGATGGTCTCGAGGTTCTCCTTCGAGTGGAAGACGACGGCGGCCGGGTCGGCGCTCTTGGGCGCGGCCTTGCTCACCTCAGCCTCGGTGGCGCGCGGCAGCGCGGTCAGCGTCGGCGCCGGCAGCGACATCGAGCCGTTGGTGAGCATCTGGTGCTGGAGCGCCGGGTTCTCGCCCTCAACCCCGTCCTCGTCGACCGAGACCAGCGACAGCGAGGCGCCGATGATCGCGATGTGGCGCCGGTTGACCGGCTCGACCGAGACGCCGTCCTTGAAGGCGGTCACGCCGAGGTCGCCGGTGAAGCCTTCCCAGCCGGGCTGGGTGATCTTGATGCGCGGCACGGATTATTCCCCTGCGATGAGCTGCTGAAGGCTGCCGTCGTTGTCGGCGAGCGCGAGCTGGGTGAAGCCGCCGACCAGGTGGTCGCCGACGAAGATCTGCGGGACGGTGAAGTCCTCCCGACCCAGCCGCTCGGCGAGCTGCCGGCGCTCAAGGGCGTTCTGCGAGAGGTCGGTGTAGGCGTGCTCGTAGCTGCGGGTCTCGCAGAGAGCGCGGGCGCGGTTGCACCAGATGCAGTCCGGCTGCCCGTAGATGCGGATCGACGGCATCTGGGTCCTTGATGGGTTGGAGACGCGAAAAGGGCGGGGATCGCTCCCCGCCCTCTCATGGTAAGTCAGTGATGACTTACCTTCAAGATCAGATGTTGGTGACGCCCTTCAGGCGGGCCACCGAGTGCGTGGCCTTGAGGGCCGTGCCGCAATACCACTTCAGGCGCCAGCGCTGGGCGTCCTTGGACTGGAGCTTGCCGATCTCCTCGACCCGCAGGCCGGCGTTGGCGCCGCCGTAGAGGCCGTGGATGCCGTCGACCTCGTTGAGGCGCAGAGCGTAGATCGAGCAGGTGGCCGAGTTGGCGCCCTGGACCTCGTCCGCGGTCATGAAGTCGTTGATGATGACCGGGGTGCCATCGAACGCCGGCAGCGGCTTGCCGAAGTCCTTGACGATGATCGAGCCGGCGTCGTTGCCGCCCATGGCGCGCAGCAGCGCCTTGATCGCGCGCCAGGTGCCCTTGCGCATCATCAGCACGTCCGCGCCGTTCTTGACCGCGTCACGCAGCTCGTCGAGCATCGTGAACGACACCGCGGCGCCATCGGCACCGGCGATGAGGGTCTGGGCGGCCGGCACGAGCTTCTTGATGCCGTCGAACTCCTTGCGGTTCACGCTGGAGTCGCCGTTCACCAGGGTGCGGCGGAACTGGCGGCCGATACCCTTCGCCTTGGCGGCGAGCTGCACCGTGAGCTGGTCGTGGGTGTCGGACTGGGTCTCGACGAGGAAGTTGTCGAGGTCGACGTGGCCCGCGAGGATCCGCAGCTTGGCCTGGACCTCCTCGAACGTGGCAGCGCCTTCCTTGATGTCCTCGTAGGGATCCAGGAAGTCACCTTCGCTCAGCGTGGCCTCGCGAATGTAGTCGTAGGCCTTGCCGTTGACATGGACGAACGGGAACAGAGCGAACAGCTCGTCCACGTCGATGATCTCTTCGATGATGCCGCGCTCGAGCTGATCCACGCTCAGCTTGGCGGCCTCTTCCACAAGCAGGGGCATTCCCGTTCTCCTTGGCGACTGCCCGTGCCGGGCATAAGTCAGTGGTGACTTACAATAGGATATCCGGCACGGGACTCGTCGCCAAGGGAAATCAGTCAGCACTGACTGACTTTTTTGCCCCTGGCAAGGTTTTTCAGGCCTTCGCCGCCTTCTGGGCCGCGAGCGCGGCGCGAATGCGGGCCATGCCCTTCAGCTCGGACGTGTCGTTGCCGTTGTCCTTGGGCGCCTTGGTCGAGTCCGTGGTCTTGGAGCCGGCGCCGGGCGGCATGGTCGAGCGCAGCAGGTGATCCTTGTCCGGATCGGCCTCGACGAGCTTGGCAATCGCGGCCTCGAAGCTGAGCTTGTTGCCGTTGGCGTCGACCAGCGGCGTGCGGCCCTCGGCCCCGCGCGGCTTGTCGTAGGCCACGACCTTCGTGCCCTCGGTCTCGAAGTGCCCGCCGAACACGGTGCGGGCCTTGGCCGGGGTCAGGACCAGCTTCTCGCGGATGAAGGACGAGTTGCCGAACGCGGCGCCCACGGTGAGCTCCGAGATCGTGGACAGCGCGCTGGCGAGCTCGCCGTCCTTGGCCGCGACCTGGTTGCGGATCGCCTCGAGCGCCTGGTTGTGCTGCTCGACCATCGACTGCTTCACGCGGTCGAACTCACCCCGGGCCTCGGCGGCGGCCAGCTCGTCGGCCTGCTTCTTCTCGGCAGCGGCCCGGCGCTCCTCGAGCATCGCCTGCACCTCCTCGGGCGTCACCTGCCCGTAGAGCGCGAGCTTCTCCTGGGCGGTCTGGGCCGCCTTCTTGTGCTTCATCGTGTCCTTGAGGAGCTTCGCCACCTCGTCGGTGATCGGGTCGCCGGCCTTGGGCTCGGTCGGGGCCGCGGGCGGGGTCGCCGGAGGCTCGTTCGCGGGCGGGGTCGCCGGCGGCGTCGCGGGCGGGGTGGCCGGGGGCTCACTGCCACCGCCGGAGCCGGTGCCGCCCTCGGCCTCGTAGACCGGGCGGGAGCGTCCGAAGGGGTGCGTGAAGATCGAGTGCAGCGGGAAGCTGCGCGCCGGCGTGCCGGGGAACGGATCGGCCTTGAACACGGTGCCGCCGTCGGGGGTGTTGGTCTTGGTCACTGTCATGCTCCTTGCGCCACAGTCTCTCGGGCGCGCGGGGTGATGCCGGGCCTGGGGATCAGGCCGCGGTCTTCTTCTGGGTCTTGTCCGTCACCTGACCCTGCCGACCCTTCGTCGAGGTCTTCTTGGTGTCGGACTGACCCGAAGCCTGGGATGCCGTGGGTGGGCCGCCGTTGCTCGCGGAGCCCGAAATCGTGCCGTTCGGCCCGTCGGGCGACGTGGCCTTGAACATCAGCCGAGCCTGCTCGACCGGGTCCTTCGGCCAGTCCTTGAGCTCGGCTTCCATCTTGGCCCGGACCGCCTTGGCGATGCCGGGGAACAGCTTGTCGATGACCTGCTTCATCTGCTCGGCGCGCACCGTCTTCGGCGCGTCCATGAGCGCGAGGTTCTGGGCGACCGTGAACTCGTCGAAGAGCGAGCGGACGTCGAAGGTCTCGGGATAGGAGACGAGCCGGTCCTCGGGGACAGCCTCGCCGGTCCAGAGCGCGACCAGCTCCACGATCTTGTTCTCGACCTGCTGGAGCGACTGCGCCTTGGACGTGAGCAAGCTGTTCAGCTTGTCGAAGTCGTAGGCCTTGGCGACGCCGGACGAGTTGTCGATGCCGACGGCGTTGTCCTGCTTGGTCCGCTCGCCGCTCGCGCCGGCCGTCTGGTAGATCTCGGCGATGATCTTGTTGACCACCGTGATGATGAGCTGCGCCTGCTTCGGGTCGGGCGACAGGAACTTCGGCTCGCCGCCCTCGCTGTCGTAGAGGAAGGTCCGCTTGGTGCCGGCCTCGATCAGCGCGTCGTAGCCCTTCTCGCCCGGCAGCACGGACTGCGCCGGCATGGCGAGCTGCGAGAAGGTCTGGTCCTGGATGATCGCGTCCAGGTTCGACAGGTAGTTGGCCGTGGCGCGGTCGAGGTAGGCGATCTCGTCGATCAGGCCCGGCGCCCAGTAGAGGTTCTCGCCGATCAGGTGGTCGGCGAAGAAGCACGGCACCCGGCCGATGGCGACATCGCCCTGGTCGGCCAGGTCGACGCGCGTAGAGCCGCCCCGGGTCTCCTTGACCTCGAAGAGATACCAGTTGGTCTTGGTCCAGAGCCGGTAGCGGACCTTCACCTTGCCGGAGGCGGTGATCGGGTCCTTGTCGTCCCGGTAGGTCTCGGCGACCAGGATCCAGGCGAGCTCGCCATCGTCGTCGTCGAAGCCGTAGTCCAGGATGTTCTGGGGCTTGACGATGTAGGCGTAGACGCGCGCCCCGGCCGCCTTCTCGTCGGCCTTGGTGCGCACGGCGTCGGTCTTGGTCGAGTCCACGAACACGGCGCAGCGGCCGAGCTGCGAGGTGGTGGACGAGACGAGCCGGATGAACTGGTCGATGCCGAGGTTCGAGCGCGTCGCGCGCTTCCAGAACCCCTTCACGTAGTCGGGCGCGTCGTCCTTGCGGATGATGTCGCCCTTGAACAGATACTTCTGGACGAGCTCCACGATCTCGCGCGTGTGGTTGAAGCGGTAGGCCCGCGCCACACGGTCGTTGAACTCCTTCCGCCCCTCCTTGAGATACTTGAAGATGTTCGCCTTGAACCAATCCCGGGAGCCCTCGTAGGTGGCCTCCAGGAAGTTCCAGTGCTTGATCCGGGTGTCGTATTCGGGGTGACGGCGCTTCAGGAACTCCTGGAGCTGCTTCTGACTGGCTCCAGTGAGCATGATCGCGCGCGCCTCGCAAAGACAGATCGTGAGGCCACAATGATAAGTCAGCGGTGACTGATCTGCAACCTCAGACCGAGACGCCCAGCACCCGGATCTGCCTGACCGGGAAGCGGAAGTCGATGCAGTAGCCCAGGGCGTCCGCGGGGTGCTCGACGCCGGCCGACTTGTCCACGTCGCGCGAGCCCGGCTTGTAGATGGTCTGCTCGAACGCCGCGATGACGTGCTTGCAGCGCCGGTCGACCCGCAGCTTGATCGTGCCGTCGGCCGCCTTGAGCATCCGGTTCACGGCGTTGACGCGGTCGGCGACAGGCGGGTGCTTGCGCTTATACTGGAGCTTGCGGAAGCCGCCCTGGCGCAGGATGTCGAGGTCGCTCTCGCCGCGCCCGTGACCGCGCTGCGCGCCCGCAGGGTCCGGGTAGATGATGACCTGCTTCTGCTGCTTGAAGAACCTGCGGTCGAGCTCGGTGGCCACCTCAGCCGTCGAGGAACCGAACAGGATCGCCTCGTCGACGATCCAGACCTCGCCGTTGTCCTGCGGCTGCATGATGACCGAGGACATCGGGTCGATGTTGAAGTCCTGGCCGACCCAGATCGGCAGGTTCGGGTTGAACGGGTAGTCGCCGACGTGCTGGTTGCGGTCGAAGGCGTAGTAGACGCGCCCCGACATGGTCTCGAAGCTCGCCTCGAACTCCTGGCGGAAGGACTTCTCGTCCATGTTCTGGCGCGCGGCCGCGATCTCCTCGAGCGGGATGAACGGCGAGGTGATCGTCGGGAACTGCCAGGAGGCGTAGTCGTTGCGGCGCAGCCGGCCCTTGGCGTCGCGGTAGGTCGCGCCGCGCTGGCCCTTCATGTAGGCGTCGTAGAGCCAGTTGTAGGCCTTCGGCGTGCCGATGATGATCGCCTGGCCGCGGGTCGAGGCGAGCGTCGGGTAGAGGACCTTCGACCAGGTCTCCTCCTCAATGTCCTGGGCCTCGTCGATGATGACCAGGTTGAGCGCCACGCCGCGCAAGCTGTCGGGCTTGTCCGCGCCCTTCAGCTCGATGCGCGAGCCGTTGCGCAGCCGGATCGTCATCCGGGTCTCGTTGACCGAGCGGATCCACTTCTTCGGGATCGAGTCCTTGAGCTCGTCCCACAGGATCGAGCGCGCCATGCCGTAGGTCGGCGCCACATACCAGATGAGCTGCTTGGCCTTGGCGGCAGCCGCCCGGACCGCGAGGATGCGCGCGAGCTGCGTCTTGCCCCAGCGCCGGCCGGCGACGACCACGCGGATACGGCGCGGGTCCTTGAACACCCGGCTCTGCCCGCGGTGGAGCGTGAACTCGTGGGACGGCCCGCCCAGCCCCGGCAGGAGCGCGGCGTTACTCATCGTCCCCGTCCTCGATCACCGCCTCATCCTCCTCGGCGAGGGCGGCGATCGCCTGGTCGTCGTTCTCGTCGATGATCTCGGCGTCGTCCGCCTCCTGGGCGTCGCGCTTGGCCTTGATCTCGGCGTCGGTCAGGTCGCGGATGACGAGCTGCGGCAGCTCCTTGTCGTCCACCTCGTCGTGGGCATCGAGCAGGGTGTAGCGCTCGTCGCGGGCGGCCACGACGATCTTCATGGCGCGCTCCAGCGCCTTCAGGTTCTTGTCCTCGGTCGAGAACGGCCGGTCCTCGGCCTTCGCCTTGGCGATCAGCGCCATGGCCTGCTTGGCGAGGATCTCGGTCCACTGCAGGTGCTCGGTCTTGGTCTTCTCGATCTTCGCCCGGCGCTCGGCCGTGATCTCCTCGGCGGTTTTCTCGACGGCCTTCTTGGTCGCCTCGGTGGCGACCTTGGCGACCTCGTGGGCGCGCGAGCCCCGGCGCAGGCCGGCGCGCTGGATCCGCTTCTGGAGCGTCGAGGGCTTGATCCCGAACCGGGTGCAGATGCCCTTCGCGTCGTCGGTGCCGAGCTCCCAGATGTCCTTGATCTGCGCCCACTCGGCAGGCGTCAGGCGACGGCCGGCATCACCCGCGTCCTCGTCGTCGAGGGCGGCGTCGTGTTCCGGGACCTGATCCTCACCAGTCAGCACTTACTTACTCCATCGGGCGCGGCACGGGTGTTCCGGTGCCATCGGCCTGTATGTATTATATAGATATATCTCTAGTAGTTATATACATTCAGGCCGATGGCACCGGATCCAAGTCCATTGCGACGCCCGAATTGCTCCGGAACACCTGGTAGGCGAGCATGGTCGGAGCCAGGAACAGCTTGCGACGATGCCCATACTTCCGGGCGACCAGGCCGTGCCGGGCCAGATACCGGATCGAGCACTGGAGCGCCTGCTTGGTGACGTCCGAGCCGTAGCTCAGCGCGTTCTTCAGCTCCCAGAACTCGATGTCCGTGCCGGCGTCTGCGGCTGCCAGCACCTTGCCCATGATCTCGTTCTGCTTGTCGGTGCCCGCGAAGGTCTCAAGCATGACCCGGCTCCTTCAGGGGCTCGTTCACGCCCTGCCAGTCGAATGCGGAAAGAGGGAGGCGCTCCGGCAGGGTCCGGCGCACGTCGGGGTTGCGCCAGACGCCATACATCGGCGAGGCGAGCGTGATCTGCTGGAGGCTCTTGATGACCTGGCGCGCGTCCATGGCGTCCACGCGGCCCTGGCCCTTGTCCCGGTTGTTGCCGGTCTTCTCCAGCGCCGAGTGCCGGTAGTAGAAGTCCCGGCAGGCCTGGAGCAGGACCTCGCGCTCGCCCGCGGGCCGGGCATCGAGCTCGACCAGGATCGCCTCGTAGTCGGCCGGGCTCGCCGCGAAGTGGCCCCGGAAGAACTTGAGCCCGGCGTCGAACTTGTTGGCGTTCATCGGGCGCACGAACCGGAAGCCGGCCTTCTGCCCGAAGTGGTTGAACTTCGACATGGAGCTCTGGATCTCCATGATCGGGCAGCCCTCGAGCCGCGAGGCGAGGTTCATCATCCGGTAGCCGGCGCCGATGCCG